TATATTTTGGGAGGCTACAAAGGTTGACCCTAAGTCTATGGGTATATGTTACCTTAAGAATAGACGTAGTGGTTTCTCTTATATGTCCTCTTCGGAGACGGTTAATCAAGCTACCCAAACCTACGATAGTAACTTTGGCATACTATCTAAGACTGGTAGCGATGCTAGGTCGATGTTTACAGATAAGGTGGTTCGTATATATAGAAGTTATCCGTTCTTTTTTCAACCGATTCAGGATGGTTCAACTAACCCTCGTGTAGAGTTAGCTTTTAGAGAACCAGCAAAGAAGATTACAAAGAATCAGAAGTACGTGGATAAGTCCTCAGCTTTAGATTCTTCTATAGACTGGAGAAACACAGCAGATAACAGCTACGATGGTATGAAGCTTAAGCTTCTAGTACATGACGAGGCTGGGAAGTGGGTAAAACCAAATTCCATATCTAAAAATTGGGGTGTTACCCAAACCTGCTTATTAGTAGGTAGAAAGTTTAGAGATATATTCTTTGACTCTAACTCTGACGACTTAGATTTAAACGGGATGACAAGTAGTGGACTCCACTCTTTATTTATCCCAGCTTTTGATAATCTAGAAGGATTTATTGACGAGTATGGATATAGTGTTATAGAGACTCCAGTAAAGCCTGTTATGGGTATTGATGGAGAGCCTATAGAGATAGGTTCTAAGGAGTACCTACAGAATAGAAGGGATGCCTTTAAGAATGATACTGCTAAATTGTCAGAATTTAAACGCCAATTTCCATTTACAGTGGAGGAAGCTTTTAGAAATGACAGTCAAAGTTGTATCTTTGACGTGGAAAAGATATACCAACAGATAGATTATAACTCTATCTACGATAACCTTACTGTAAGAGGTGAGTTTGTTTGGAAGAACGGAGTACAAGATTCTGAGGTTATATGGTTGCCTTACAAGAAAGGAAAGTGGGAGGCTAGTTGGTTACCACCTGAAGGAGTTAAATGCGCTCAAGGTGTTAAAAACGGTAAGAAGACTCCAAGCAATCAGATAAAACTAGTTGCTGGCTGTGACCCGTATGACCACGATACGACTACGGATGGTAGACGCTCTAATGGGTCTGCTCATGTGTATCATAAGTTTACAATGGATGCTGGGCCAACAAATCAGTTCGTTTGTGAATATGTAAATAGACCGCCTAAGGCTGAGATATTCTATGAGGATATGATAAAAATGTGTATCTTTTACGGATGTCAGATATTGGTAGAGAATAATAAGATAGGAATTATAAAGTACTTCGAGAGAAGAGGTTATAACGAGTACCTTATGGATAGGCCAGAGAGTACACATACTAATAGTAGTAGAACTCAGAAGCTTAAAGGTATACCATCTACGGGTGCTGCTGTGATTAACGCTCACGCTGAAGCGTTAGCAACTTATATCTACGACTATGTAGGTATCAATAGCGAAACGGGTGAGATAGGTCAATGTTACTTTAATGGTCTTTTAGAAGATTGGAGTAAGTTTGATATAGAGAAGAGGACGAAGTTTGATGCCTCTATTAGCTCTGGGATAGCCTTAATGGGAGCTCAGAAGGTGATAAAAGAAAAGAAAGAAGTTAAGACCCAACAGCAGTTTGTTAGGACTTATAATAATAAAGGTAACATAAGTAAGAATATTAATTAACAAACAATAACAGATGTATAAAGACTTAAGAGGATACCCATCCCCTCTAGCATCTAACGAGGAAAAGATTAAACCTACCTACGGGCTGCAGTATTTTAAGCAGATGTACGCAGAGTGGGATAGTAACAAGTTTACTAATTATCAAGACCTGAAGGCTAGATACTCACGTAATAGGGCCTACGCTGAGGGTAATCAAGATACTAGTAAGTATAAGGATTTACTTGATGCCGACGGCGGCACTTCCTACCTTAATATAGATTGGACTCCTGTATCTATTATTCCTAAGTTTGTTGACGTTATCGT